CGTTGGGCAATTGTAATAAAGCAATTCCGTTGCACGTTCCTGAGACACCAGCGCGTCCTCTGCTCCACAAATTACACAATCACACCATCCGATAACCGGATTTCGTTTAGCTGTCATTTTTCTCCTCTGGTACAGTTATTCTCATAAATCCAAGACGGCTAAAAATCCTGCGGATCTTTAACCTGTAAAATCCATTCGGTGGTCCGGGTGATGAGCGTTTCAACATTCAGAACGTCCACGCTTACCCCTTCAACGTGTGCAAACTCTTTAAGATCGCCCCATCGGTTCACCACATCGCCGGGATCGTTGGAAAATATCTCCCCGGTGTCTGGGTCAAACAAGCGCCGTTTTTCCAGCTTGAAATCATTACTCCAGCATTCGGTTATAACTTCCGCATAATTGGAGGCATCTGCTGCCGCCCGGACCCGCTCGTAATATTCCATCGCCCCGGACTGTTCTTTTCTGAGCTTTCGCAGTTCCCGATAGATCCCGATTGGTGGCAATCCAAAAGTCTGAAATTGACGTATTCCGTGGATCCGCGCCCATGCAATAACTCGCTCCGCACTACTGGCGGCTGGCAAATCATTTTCATCATCGAAATCAACACCGAAACCATCTATGTTCTTACTGACATATTTCGAGATATATCCGGTTGCTTTCCTGCCCTTATCCATTGCTACCACATCAAACCGGGGGGTGGTGTCGTTTCTCAATTCTTCCCGGTCTTCTGCAATCGAATAATCCCGCATAATCCCGGTAATGGTTTCCGCTTCCGTGGCATCGGAAAAGATCAGCAAATGAAAGTGGGCGGTTCCATCGGCATGGGGTTCGCAAACCCGGACACCAAAATATTGGTTTTCAGTTTGTCGGTTAATTTCTGCCCGGATTTTTTGCCAGACCTTGTTCAAGTAATCGACTGAATCCCGGACTGTTGCGCCCTCGTATTTTTTGTTAATCCTCCCGGAGGTTGTCGGGTGATATTTTGATGGCGTGGTAATCGTGTAAAAATTAGCCGTCCAGTTTTTGTCCTGCGCGACTTCTTCCATTCCGCTAATCCTTACCATCAATTCGGCTCGACGGTTGGCTCCGTTAGCAAGTGATTTTTCTATGATGTCTGCCAGTGGCACCTTGTTATCTTCATTCCCAACCTCTACCAGCTCCATGCCGTCGATTTGGTTCTTCTGATTGGTTTGTCTGATACGAAAATAATTCAGCGCCACATTTGAAATATAGGATTCTTGAGATTTTGAAACATGCCCCCGCGCCCTGATCGCGTCATCTATTCCCCGGACTAGAACCTTATTCAAAACCTTGGACCAGTAATCCTTATGGGTGAACCGATTAACGATGGTGTGCATTTCTTTATTGATGAGGTTGTGCCGTGATTTGAGCTGGTCCAAAACGCGGAACCCCTGAACGCGCAATAACTCAATATCTGCGTTATTCAATACAAGGTCTTTGTGTAGGTTTTGGAATGCCAGAGCGATACGTTCGCTGGCGGTCTTTATGTCGTAGCTGTTTTTGGCTTCATAGATCAAACCATCTATCAGCTCATGACAATCATCAACTAACGAATACCCGGTCCACTTGTTACCCGTTCGTTTCGTTTCCGCATCCGCATAGGCCGAAACATCAAACCCAAAATCGCGCAGCGTTCCAAGCCGGTGCTGGTTGTTGTGTTCGGGCCAGCCAGAAAAGCCAACCTCACCGGGTTTATAAAACCCGGCGAGGCTTACCCCTTCCAACGGGGTGGAGTCACCCCCGCCAAAACTCACCAGCGGCCCCTAGTCCACCCCCCGGACCTAACGCCGATATAATATAACCTCGCTGCAAATTTGCTTATTCCGGCATTGATTAGGCAATCTTTAAAAATCAGATCACATTGTTTGCGGGTGAACATTTTTTCACTGTAAAGAAAATCATGTAGTACCGCCGGTTTTCGACTTTTCCCGTTTCGATTAAATAGCCCCCGGATGATTCTGGGAAGGCTCGCAAGATCGGTGCTAAATCCTGCGGGGACGTAAAAAGAATGCTGTTTGTCATCTAGCACCTCCAGCCGGTTTAGCAGTTTCCATTGCCCTACTTCCGGCAGTGCGACTAGGACCAAATCCCTTTCGTTATCTTCCTCGTTGGCGTCTGTAATCGTTGCGGGCTTCTTTCCGACAATGCTCATTTGGACGCCCCCGGCATATCAAATGCTTTCAGGGCTAACGTAAGTTTTTGCAATTCCCGAATGGTTCGACAGATTTCCTCTTGTTCAAAGTTCTCGAATTGATCCCATCCGTAGACCCTTCCCAGCACAATTGGGGTTCTGGTTTTTGCTAATTTGATGATGGTAGTTTGCAGTTTGTTTGGCAGGTTCTGCCAGAAATTCCTGCGGTGGTTTTTTAGGTCATCGCTTGAATAAACGATGTCTCGCATTTCGCGCAAAGCGCGTACAGCAATGCTTTCGGCCATGATTTCAAATACTCCAATAGATGAAAAATGGAGCCGTATGATGCTTCTTATGCTAAAAAAGTATTTGACACATATTATACATTATACGCACTCTAGACGTACTTTCTGACAACGCCAATCTGATGTCAAGATGATTCTTGTAGTTGGCTCCAGAAATCCGTTGACTTGCATAGGCAAACATCAGATGGTGCGTCCACTTAAAGAATTAAAACGAAAGAAAATCTACCATAAGAAGCGATTTCATTTAGAGCATTTAGGCAAACACCAGTTTTTTGACGACAATGATTTGTCTCAGATTCTAGGCTGTTCGCGTCGCAGTGCTCGCGTTTATATAAACGATCCTTCAAAAATTCCCGAACTAGCTATTAAATATTTGCGGATCGTCGCGCTGGGTCATATACCCGGATTTGAGGCTGTGACCCTCGATGTTGAAGAACCCGGAACCATGGTTACCCAAACTAACCTGCGGTTCAATGAACAGCACCTAATGGGTTACCTCTGGCAGATGCAAGCATTTCGCTCGATGGAAAAAGAGGTTGATCGGCTACGTGCTCTCCTTGAAGCGCCGGAAATTCCTACCAGTGAGGATTTCTTCGATATGCATGATGAGGCTGTAGCAGTAAAAAAAGCGCCGCTCGATCTGATGTGGAAAATTCAGGGCGAGCGATTTAGTACCCATTCCAGAAAAAACGCAGCCATTAAGAAATTTCGTCAGGATCTGAGCTATCTGCGTTCCCGGAAACCGCCTAAGCGAGCTAAGCAAAACTTCCCACCCAACGTGGCATGGGAAGTTAAGAAGGTTCGAGAGTTCGGTGCTAGTTATATTCTGGATTTATGGGGCCAGCGTTCGCGCGGTAGCCCTGTTGATCCAAAAATAATTGGAACTAATGTAGCTGGTGTGTCGGGTGGCCGTATTGTGGTGCCGTTTGAGAAATTGGCAGAATCTGCCAAAACCCATAAATCATTCACTAAGGCGTTTTTCAGTCGCTCTTAAAGCGGATGAAATGCCTTCCTTGTACTATCTTGCGTTCGAATAATCCCTGATAACTCGCCAGCTCGATTCTGAGCTGATTCAACTTTTCGAGTTGTTCTTCGTCGTCCAGCTCCCAATCACTGGTGGGGACCAGACAAGCCGCCTCGAAACTGGTCCATTCAGTAAACTGGCTCGCAAATCCTACTTGAAGGGGTGAAGTGTTCTGGTATCCGGTTAGTTTGGTTTCCGGGCTGGGAATCATCCGCAAAATAACGGACAGGATTATTCCACCGATCCCTAAATAAATTGCAAGATTTTCCCGGCCCGGAATCAATTGGTAATCGTAAAATTCGCCAGTGAACCCCGCAACCAATCCGATTACGGACATTACAAAAACGAGTTGCCAGAGCTTTAGTTTCTCGACAAATTTGAAGGCTTCATGGGGTGACGTCATGTGACGACATGTCGTTAGGTTGACAGGTGGTATTTCTCATATAGCCGTAGTCGCCGCCCAAAAATGGCACCGATTCAGGGATATGTATTACGTGATCAACATCGGTACAGGTGTTAGCAGTGCTCGCGCAGCCGCCCAGCATGATGGCGCCGACTGCGGCAAGTAGCTGCAAAATACGTTTACCCGAATATTCCTGGGGGGTCATTTTAGTATCCGCCCGTGGGCGGGGAATCGTTGTGGGTGGCTCCCCACATGATAGTCCCGTCTGGCATAACGTGCGTTGGTCCCTCATATTCTGAGCGTTCAATCACTTCTACTCGTTTCGAGGGGTTCCAGAATAAATACCATTCTCGATTCCAATCAAATGAATCGTTGTTCATCCCGTCATCTAATAGATCGCCAACCTGATCAGCTCCACCGATCACAATGTTGTCTGGGTCCGTTGGGTCTAGGTTCGGTAGTTTGCGAGTGTATAAGTAAAGCAAACCGTAGATCACTATTCCCGGAATAATATAATCGACGTATTTCATAGGTACATGGCTCCCTGTAAATCGGTGTAATTTCCTGCCACCCTGCCCCAATTGGCAAACCCTGAATCACGAACGTCCAGATGAAACATTGACCAAGGAACACCCTTAAAAACGGTGTCTCGATAAACGCCTATACCAGTGAATCCAATTGTTTTCGCTAGATCGTAAAATGTTGCGAGGTCATCCGGGTGGATGGCGCGTCCGTTAAAACTTGGGAATACGTCAATGGCGTTTATTTTCCCACCGTTATTGATGACGTTGTGCTGTGATGCTGAATCGTCGGCTCTACCAATAGCGCCATCAACCGGAGATACGGAAATGGGGTGACCCCATTCTGTTCGAAGCTGATCGAGTTTTTTTAAAAGATCGTTATCAACCAGCGGATACCATATGCCGAATTCGGAGGCGTTGAAATTCGCCAATGCCGGTTTTGATAGTAACGTAGCGCCCAAAATTACCCCCGCCCATATGAGATATTTTCGCATTTCACAATGTTGGCTTTGTGTCTGGGAAATTTTCTGTATCTGCGGGCCATGCTCTTAACGCATTTCTGTACGTTATATAAGCCGCTCTTTCGGGATGATCTGCTATCGCCACAATCCAATCTGTATTTTTTAATTCTTCATTGCGCCATTGCCGCGCTGACCAACTGGGAACAAGCAATAGCTGCTCCTCGCTCATTGGTTCGGGTGTCGGTTCCTCTTCTAGCTCAAACGAATCAAAATTTTGGCTTTGAACAAACCCCAAATCAGCGCAGATAAGGTTAGATTCTTCCCCGCGAACTACTCTAAAATTTGGCATTATGCTGGCCTCATGTAAATGATTACACCACCGCCGCCGCCGTTGCCGCCGCGAGCGAAAGAATCGGTTGGGTTTCCGTTTTGAGTAAATCGGTAATTTATTGCGGCGCCGCCACCGCCACCTAGGCCCCCTCTGCCGCCATTGCTGGGCCAGTTGTTTGCGCCATATGTAACGCCGCCGCCACCGGCAAACATTCCGCCTTGGCAAGCGCTCGGCGCATAACCAATCGTAGTGCCGTTATGAGATCCACCGCCACCCGCACCAGTTCCGGCTAAAACGAATCCACCGGGATTATCTGTTATTGATTTTTCGCCGCCAATGCCGTCACAAAAAATATCACCAAGACGTTGTAACCCTCCCGGTTCCCCCTTGTTCTGGTAGTTCCACTTGACGTTATGACCCGCACCAGTTCCACCTCCGCCGCCGCCGGTAGAGCCACCTGACATCTGACCAGCACCGTTGCCACTGGTTTGATAGTTCGGACCCCGGTTGCCAGAGCTTCCGTTTGCGCCTAGACCGACTGCGCCTCCGCCAAAAGCCCATCTTCCTCCCTGTGGAGTAGAGACTTTATTTCCAGCACCGCCGCCAGTAGTATTTTTTATATTTCCGTTCGTGCCTACGCCGCCGGTGCTTGCACCAGATGCGCCGCCCGTCGCCGTTAATACCGCGTTCGCCGCTATTCCCGGTCCTGTCACAGTGGTTGTGCCGCCGGTTCCGCCACCCGTCGTACCACTATAATTTACGCGATGTGCGCCGCCGCCTTCACCGCCGATTGTTAAAACAAACTCATCCCCGGCGGCTACAGGCAATAACGAGCAAGCTAAACCGCCAGCCGCACCACCGGGAGTTGTAACCATAGCGCTGTTTTGGGTGATACCGGCCATCCCGCCACCGCCGCCGCCAATGGCCCAAATCGTCATTTGAGCGGCATAAGGAACCACGTAGGTCTGTGATGACGTAAAAATTTCAGTAAAAGTTCCGCCTAGTCCTCCGCCGCCGCCACTTGAACCAACAATCGAGGTCATGAATAAGTCTCCGTGAATAATCGAACGTCGACGGTTGCCCCGGCCCTAGCAAATAGCTGATCTCCAGATGTGTAATTGAATACCTCGCCGCTTTTCACTAAAAACCCTGTGACTACGGTAACGCCAACCACATTGCCTAGATAAATATCGCCGTCGATTGGACGTATTAAAACTGTTCGGGATACTGCACTGGCTGCAACCAATGAGGCCGCCGATGTTGTCACGTTCGGGTCTGCCAGTGTAATGGTAGATGTGCCGCTTACCTTTGTTGATAGTCCCCCGGTGATGTTTACTTGACCAGTTAAACGAGAATCTGTCAGAGTTGAATCGGAATAACCAAACCCGTTTTGGAATTGGAAAGTTTCCTGCCCTCCCCTACCGTTGTCTGGTGTTCCTATGTAGAGCGTTACGGTTTGAATCGCGCCGCCGTTCGTTACTTCGATCCGGTCAAAATCTGCGGCCAGTGGGTTGTTGTCAGACGTCGGTTTGTTCAGTAGCAGGTCAAAAGGTAGGTCACCTTGGGTGCATCTGATCGTGTCGCCGGCTGCGGCAATCGGCCAAATTTCGTTAGCTGCTAATTGCTTTGTAAACTTTCTTAATCCCATTTTTTACCGCCCAAAAATATAGGCAAGTCCGGCAATAGATACCATCGCGCCTATCAAATAATATGTGTTTGTTATCAATGATTCTTGTGCCGTGGTGTTTTCGTCTGCTATCTGTTCTACGCTAGTTGCAAACGATCCAGACAATGCCTGTATTGTTTCGTCCGTTTGCGCCCCGTACCCCTCCAGAATGTCATCGACTGTTGCAAACAATCCCGTGGTTTGTGTCGTGAGGGCTTCAATACTACTTTTCGATATTGACGCCGCCGCTTCTATTGCGCCGAAATCGGTAGTGGTCACATATGTCTGGGTATTGTCAACGAACGAGTACGCACTGTTGTCGGTGTTCGTGGTTGTGGTTTGTGACGAATCGGTTTGATCCACGCTGTTATCAATTTGAGTGACTGACCGGTCAGAATTATCTGAATTGTCAATTTGCGTAACCGAACTATCCGAGTTGTCGGTGTTCGTTGTGGTCCTAACGGATTGGTCAGTGATCCAGATACTGTTGTCGACTGAGTTATCTGACTCATCTATTTGATAAACCGAATTGTCTTCACTGATATTTACATTGGCGTTTTGATCGTCGCCCGCCGTAATATTAATGTTGGAAGCTGTACCATCGTCCTGCGCCTGAGAACCTTGTTCACTTCCAGCCGTTAAACTGGTGCTTTCAGAGCTGCTATCGAAAATTCCCATTTTTTATTTTCTCAGAATGAAAACTGCCGCAATCGAAACCGCAATCACCCCGGCGACAATGATTCCTACGTTTATCGGTTCAGCGTCGAAAAACCCCGCGCCCAATTGGACGCCGCCCATCGAAATGTCTCCAGATTGCGCACGAGAGTTTGCAGACGATGACCCGGTAAAATTAATCGGTGGTATCGGTGGCATTATCGCGTAACCAAGATGGTAACGAGAACCAAAACCGCAACCGCTGAACCCCCCAGGATTAATAAATTACGCTGTTGCGCCGCCTCATATTCCGTTTCCCATTGATCGAGAACATCGGGGGTAACGGTGGTGCTCGTTGTGTTATCAACCGGCACCGTTTTTTCTGGGAATTCTTCATTTATCCATTCATCGGTGGCGCGTTGTGCGCCACCGACAAGAACATCACCTAAATCTGACCAGAAGCTCATGGGCTAGTGTCCTGAGTTATGAAGGCCGATATATTCGACGTAAGCGGTTACCGTTTCGGCTGCGCTCATTGTCAATTCAAACCGTAGATCGGAAACTCCGGCTGTCACATACGCCTGATCCCCTGCACCCAATTCGCTTGAATCAATATTAAACGTGTTGGCAATAGGTGTTCTAACGCCATTCGTTTGTATCAATTCATTTTCGGCTTTAGTTCTCTCGAAAATAATTGCGTTGTCACGTTTAACCGTGATCGCGTCAATTTTTCCTGAGCTGGTAGGCGTATGAAAAAAGATTCGGGAAATCAAATCAGACCCAAACGGGAAATCAGATTTCTGGTATATGCCAGCACCACCGGGAGAAAACGAAAACTTACGTTTTTTGATGATTCGGTTGTCTGCTAGTTGGCCGGTTGAAACGATACCCTTAGCACTTAGCGTTGGGTTTGTACTTCCAGCGATATCAATTTCAAGTTGCAGCGTTCGCATCAATCTTGAATTAATTGCTGTCGCTTCTCTGGCGCGTGGCAAACTTAGGCCAGCACGTTCAAAGTTGATTGTTGAAAGTTTGGTTGTGTTGTTGCCAACTGCCAAACCGTCAAACGCTTGGTGATCGTCAAGATGAGCACCAGAGACATCCCACACTGGGACACCATCTGCCATTACCCTAATGCCGGTAATATGATCGTGATTAAAAGTTCCACCCCTTTGTAAAATCAGTTGGTGATAGTTCCAACCTATTGGCAGATTCATTGTCGCTGTGCCGTTTGCTACTCCGCCAAAACTGGGGAGTTGTATTGTTCGCTTTGCCATTTTGTTATTCCTAATTCGTTTACGGAAGCCGTTTAATTAAACGGGAACCCATCATCGAAACGCCCGTCGTCGAAAATATCGACTTCCCGCGCAATCTCATTTGGGGTGGCTTTTTCTTTTTCTTTTTGTTGTTTTGAAAAAAACCAAACGGCTCCGGCAATTGCGAGAACCGCTAAAATTGTGTTACTTGAGTCCATTAGCCTAAAACTAATTTTTTAGCTGCTGGTACTCGTGCAACGACAGCAAGCGCAACCATTGTTGCAACTACTGTTGTGACTTGAGATTTAGAAAGCATCATCGGTTCACCTTTTGAAGATTATTTTTTGAACAAGGATTTGCGCGATTACTGCGACTACTACAGATTGCAATATTGGGTTCACGAAAACGCCTTGGGTTAGTTGTTGGGGTGAACCCTAAACGTGTGCTCTGGGGTCAGATCAAGAAAAACCAGACCCCAAAGGTGTTTTGGGGGGCGTAGCGAATTACTTGGGGGTTTTGGCGCGTGGTTTTTTCTGTACTTGGGATTTTTTGCGGGTTGCGTTGCGGGTGGAATCGAAATCAATCAGCTTCGCCGGGGATGGCCCTTGCTGTTTGTGGAAAAATTGACCAATTGGAAGTGAAAAAATTTCGGTTTCTGCTACGTCAATTTCTCTGGCAATTATTTTGGCATCCCTTCGGGCGTGGCATCCCACATAAAGGTTTTTGACTTGGGTCAATATCGTTTTGTCGATCTCTTGGGACCGCTGGCTGGTTGCTAGAATGATCCCCCCAAACTTACGGGATTGGTTGATTAATAGCCCCCAGTATTCCCCGGCTTTGCCGATGCCTGATTGAATACCAGCCGCCTCTTCCACAACAATCAATACTCGATGTTCGCCGTTTAAAACCTTTTCCCACAGCGCCCGACAGAATAACTCGAATGCTTTGTGGGAAGGTTTGTCCAGAGTAACCGCGATTTTCTGCCGGTCAGTATTTAAGGATTGAACAAACGCGCCCATCGTTTTGGCTCTGGGTGCGTTGTGGTCATAGCCGGGATCCCAAATGTATTGCCGGTGAATCTGGTTAAATAGCGGGTTCGCTTTCAGGGCTGTACTCTTCCCGTACCCCGTTGTCGCCAGATATAGGCAATGCTGGTTCGGACGTGACGGGTTCGGATTTCGGTTTTTCATTTTTTTTCAGTTCAAGTTGCATTTGATATTTCGGACCAAAAACAAGGCCCAGCGTTAATAGCAGGGTAATTTCTGGCGGCATCGAATAATTGCCAGATAGATATTTTTCCAAAACAGCGTCTAGGCTTATGGCAATTGATTTGCTTTGATCTTCCTGCACATTCCAATGATCTGAATTGAAGTAACCCGCTAGACCAGCTCCCGCCATCGTCACAATCATTTGCAGCGCCATGATGATTTCAGCGTTTGGAACGTGTCCCGGTGGGGGTTGATTGCCGTTGATAGGTTGAGGCTGATTCTCCTGCATTCCCATATCAACCGGCGCTGGTTCGCCGTCGATTTCTGCGGCCATTTCTAGCAATTCATCTGTCATAATTCTTCAAACCATCCCGATTCTGTTTTTTTTGGTTCTGGCTCCGGTTCTATTTCAATTCCCGCCGTCGCCTCGATTGTCTCGATTGTCTCGCTCTTTTCGCTTAAAAGTGGGGTTACAGGTTCGGCCAGGAATAACTCGGAACTCTCATTTTCGCTTGAAAGTGGGGAATCTGGCTCTTCTGGCTTTTTTTCCTCACCTTTCAAATAAAGACTTCGACTGATTGCCGCTTGAAATTCCCCCCCCTTCATTCGTACGCC